CTATTAGTTATTTAGCTAATCAGATTAGAGAGTACCTGTAATCTGACGAGCTGGCTGAACCTCGTAGTTGCGTACTAGGTTAACGTTCTTAGCTACGGTGATACCTTCACCATCACCAAGCATGATGATGTCATAACGCTCCTTCATCTTCAGTGAACGAATGTCACGAGTAGGATCGTTGAACTCGTCAGTAGACATATCGTCCTTGACAAGTAGAACACCAACCTCGTTACGGTCGATCAAGAAAAGGTCTGACTTAGCAGGAGTCGTACCAACCTTAGCTGTAAAGCTAACGAATGGTGACACCATTACATTTAGACCAATGGAGCTGTGTTGTTAAGATTACCACCTGGATCGCCAACACGATAGTTCCAAGCCTGAGCAACATTCGCACCACCTGCATGGAAGACACTTTCCTTTAGGAAGATAGCCCACATTAGAGGATGTAGAATGAAGTCTGTTGGGACATGACGCTCAGCGATAAGTACCGCAGCCATATCTAGGATGTCATCCCAGGTAATTGACTGATTAAAGGCACCATTAATGTCACGGCCAGTTGTATCTGGAATATTAGCATCTGAGTTATCAAGAACAACAGTAGCTGCGTCCTTGAAACGTCCTAGAGCGATCTGCTCCTTAAGGCGAGCCATGGCACGGCCAGCCGCACGAACGTGCAGGCCAACGATGTCCCACAGAGAGTCGGCAATAACTTCCTCGGTGAACGCAACCTTCACGCCCTTCTTAGAAACCTTACCTTCAATCTGCTTGGCGAATGCCAGAGCCTGCTCTGGGTACTCTTGGCCCTCAGGAATCTCAGCAGCCTGAATAGCGTTTACAGCGGGGAATTCAAGTGAACGACCCTGGCCTAGACGGACAGTAGAAAGGAGAGGAGTAACGAGCAGCTGGGGTTCTGCGGCCTCTCTTAATGTCCGATTAATAACCCTAGGGAATAGAATAGGTGCATCAGGAGACGAGAACGCCTCGTTGATGGTAATCCTATTCGTATCGTCCAGTTGCCCATCTTCTGCAAACGCCTGCTCCCAAGCTGGGAGTTCTGCGAGCAACTCGTTTATATTTCTGCTCATCTTAGGATTCTTCCTCCCTACTTATATGATGAAATTAGTCTGTTAGGACTACGCGGAATGCGCCAACTACGTTTGTAACATCTAGATTGGCGCGAATACCTAGCTTGCCAGTGAAAGGACCAGGCTGTGTCAGCTCATAAACAAGCTTTAGTGCACCTGGGTCTGAGGGTAGAAGCATGTAAGATAGAAGACCGTCATCGAAGTTTGTAGCAAACTTCTCGACCTCAATAACCTTACCTACAATATCCTCAACACGGTCGGTTCCCTGAACCCACCGCACAGGGCGACCAATAGCGTCGGCCCTTACGCGATCACCTGGGACTAAGGCATCGTTAAGTGCCTGTACCATCGGCCACTCAACATATCCTTCGGTGATCCATCCAGCACCCTGTGATGTACCCTTATCGAATGGACGATATAGGTCATACTGGGCACAACCAACTACAGTTGCATGAGCGGGAACTGTTAAAGTCACAGGAGTAGCAGCACCATCACTGTACGCCTGACCTGCACCAGATCCGTTGGCAGGAACAACTCTTGAGTCGCCATTGGCGTCAGCCACGACTGTTAGGATTGTTCCCTTAGTAATTACAATCTCGAAGCGGTTATCTTCAAGATCGGTATATAGCGTTGGAAGAGCCTCGTGGGGAAGTAGGTAGGTAGAAGGAGCTGTACCTTCTGAAACTACGAACCGACCCGAACCATTCTTGCCATATACCTTACGAAACTTTGCTAGAGACATTTCTTTTATTCCTCCGTAAGATTAGCGAAGCTTTCTACGACCCATTAGCACATCCGTGAAGAAGGCTTCTGGATCCTTTTCTGATTCCTTGGCGACTTCTGGAGTTACGGTGAACACTAACTTCTCTTCATCCTTGCTAGTAATGGCCATAGATTCATTATTAACAGTCGGGACGTTATCGTAGTTAGGGGTGTCGCGCTCCTTCGGTGTCATGGATGCAAGATCTCGTAGGCTGTCAGCAAGAGAGCGAGAAGTTCTCGTAAGGTGATCCTCAATGAGTTCTGCTCTTTCATTCTTTTCGACTAGACCAAGTGAAATCTTTGTGTCTACAACGCGCTCTGCTAGGCTCTTCTTTAGGGCGAGCTTAAGCTTTGCATTTTCTTGGAGGATTGAATCATAACGAGTTTCCAACTCGGAAAGCTGTAACTCAAGAGTTTT